CCTTCCGCCGCTATGCCTACCGCAAAAGTACAGCCGCAGACAGCGGCACTCCTCCACGCCGTCGCCCAAGCGGGCGGACAGACGGCGCTGGCCCGTAAACTCAAGGTGAAGCCGCAGGCGGTCCACCAATGGATGAGCGCAGGGCGCGTGCCGGTGCTGCGCGTGCTTGCGGTCGAGGCGGCCTCTGGTGTATCACGCAAGGCCCTGCGGCCGGATATCTACCCATGAAGCCAGACCTCACCGCCATCGTCTCCGTCGAGCGCGTCCTTGAGCTCTCCAAGCGCGCGCCGGTCTTTCCGTGCCGCAGGGCGGACCAGACCGACCAGGACGGGCGCGTCTTGAAGGCCAAGAGCCCCCTCACCCGCAACGGGTTCAAGGACGCGACCCAAGACGAGCAGCAGATCCGGCGCTGGTGGTCGGCGAACCCGGAGGCGCTGGTCGGGGTGCCGACCGGCTCCATCACCGGGCTCGTGGTCATCGACTATGACCATCGGAGCGCGTCGAGCGCGGCGCAGGACTGGCTCAGCGAGCACCAGTTTGAGCTCACCAAGACGCGGGTGCACGCGACCGGCGGCGGCAGCGGCGGGCGGCATTACCTCTTCAAGGCGCCGGCCGGGGTCAAGATACGGGGCGGCGCGTCCGTCGTGCTGGGCAAGGTCAAGCGCGAGGGGCTCGACATCAGGGCCGAGGGCGGGTATGTCATATGGTGGCCCCTGCACTACGGCCAGAGCGGCCCCATGGAGGAGGCGCAGCCGCTGCCGGCGGGGCTCATCGACGAGCGCAGGATGGATCTTGAGCTGCCCGCCGAGGTCGCGGCCAAGCTGCCGCCGAAGCCCGGTACTTCCCAGGACTTTCAGCGCGACCTGCCGCGCGTCACCGAGGCGATCGCGCACATCGACCCAGAGGGTTACGACGCATGGCTTATGGTGGGCATGGCGCTGCACCACGCCAGCGGCGGCGCAGACGACGGCCTCGAGCTGTGGGATGCGTGGTCATCCGGCGGCATCACCGGCGTGCTGCCGGCGTCGTATGCAGGGCGCGCCGACATGGAGTATCGGTGGCAGTCGTTCCACCTGGACCGTGGCAAGGGGGTCACCCTCGGGAGCCTCTTCAGCGCCGCCAAGGCGGGCGGCTGGGTGCCGGTGCCAGAGGCGGTGCGCATCGGGCCGCCGGTCAGGGATGAGCCGGAGACCGATTACAGCGACGTGCCAGAGGCCAGAGGCATGGAGCGCGCGCGGGAGCCGGAGCCGACGCTACAGGCGGCCGCGCCCGGGCAGCCGAGCCTCGGGTTCACGGTGCAGCTGCGCCATGTCGCCGACATCGTGGACGAGAACCGCGAGCCGGAGTGGCTCCTGCATCACATCATCGAGGCGAAGGTCGTCGCGGTCCTGGCGGGGCCGCGCGCGAGCTTCAAGAGCTTCATTGCGCTCGACTGGGCGATGCGGATCGCCACCGCCGGGAATCCTGTCGCGCTGCTCTCTGGTGAGGGCGGCGGTCTCGGGCGCCGCGTCAAGGCGTGGATGCAGACCTTCGGCGGCGGACAGGACCTGCGCAAGCTGCCGATCCTCGCGCTCGAGCGCCCGCTCAACCTCAACCGCGAGGAGGAGATGACGATGCTGGTCGAGGCCATGGACAAGGCCGGCATTCGCCCGACCCTGGTCGTCATCGACACGCTCTCCAAGTTCTCCGCCGGCATGGACGAGAACAGCAACCAAGAGGTCGCCGAGTACCTGAGCAGCGTCTCGCGCTTCATCCGTGAGCGATACGAGGCGTCGGTATTGATCGTCGCACACAGCGGCCACGGCGACTCCGACCGCCCGCGGGGCGCGTCGGCGCTGATGGCGAACCCGGACGCCGAGTACATCGTGAAGCGTGCCACCCAGCCGCCGAACCATGTCGAGGTCACCCGGCAGCGGTTCAAGGACACCGGCGAGCTGCCGAACATCGCCTACGAGGCCGAGGTCATCGACCTGGGCGCGGCGGATCGGTACGGCGAGCGGCTGACCAGCCTCATCATGCGCGAGTCGTCGGCCAAGGCCGAGCGGCCCATCACCGAGCAACTGCCGCAGGGCAAGGCCAAGCGGACCCTCCTGCTCGCGCTCCGAGAGCGCCAGAAGAAGGCGGACTCGCCCCTTGTCTGGACCATCGAGGAGCTGCGGTCGGTGGGCAGGGAGTGTGGGCTCCCGAGGCAGTCTGTCCACGATGCGGTCGAAAATCTGTTGCTGTCGCCGTTCCTGACGCCAACCGTCGGGGGGTCGAGGCTGGCGGAAGCATGATATGTCCGAATGTCCGAAAACCCACTTTTCGGACACTTTCGGACAGTCAAACGATGTCCGAATGTCCGAGAGACCTATGGTCTCGGACTTTCGGACATGACTCCGGACATTGGTTCAGACATGGAGGAATCATGAGATACAAGGCAAGTCCGTTGCGTCCTGTTGCGTTGGAGCAACATGTTGCAGAAAAACCACTAGCCAAGCGAATGGTCGCTGGACTCGGCGAGGAGGGGTTTCAAATCGCCAAGGCGCTCCAGTCGATGTTCAACGCCAAGGTCGTCCACTACCAGGACGCGCAGGGCGAGGTCGGCAAGCAGCCGGGGTGGGCGGAATGAGTCAGGGCATCATCCGGTTCGATAGGCTGGGGCCGCTCGAGTGGAAGGAGGACGACAAGTGGGGGCTGCTGACCGGGTGCGGTCGGTTTGCCGTCATGTCGTCCAAGGTGGGCGGACAGGTGCGCCATGTCTTGTGGGCCCATGGGGCGGATGGCAGGGTCATCCCGAAGTGGCTCGGGGTCTTCGAGACCACCGAGGCGGCCAAGGCTGAGGCCGAGGAGCGGAAGTACGACGACCCTCCGAAGCGTAACGGCATCCACGACTACAAGTCCAAGTGGGCCAAGAAGCGATGAAGCTCTGCCCGATCTGCCTGACAGAGAACACCGGCGGCCGGCCTCATCGGTACCATAAGCTCGCCGCCAGGAAGTCCGGCCACACGCTCGAGGAGCTGGCGATCGCCGCACGGGCGACCATCGAGCAGAACGCAATCAAGGCCATCGTGATGGATGCGGTCGACGAGGCGAGGCATCCAGACCATTGGCGGTCGAAGCCGAAGGCGAACAGGGCCGAGTATCATCGGGCCTATTACTGGCGCAAGGTTGAGGCTCGACGCAACGCGACGAGAGACACCAAGCGCCGAGCGCGGATGTCCAAGAAGCTCAGGCCCTTGATTGCCGACCTATGCCGTGCTGTAGACTTAGGCCGCATTACTGCGAGATGGTGAGACATGGGACTGAGACAACGACAACGCGGCGCTGAGACCGAGCGAGAGGTCTGCAAGATAATCACGGACAAGACCGGGTGGCAGACCAATCGGATCTTGGGACAGGCCAGAGACGGCGGTGCTGATATCCGCTTGGCTCGGTGGGTGCTCGAGGTCAAGCGCAGGAAGTCTATCGCGGTCTACGAATGGGTCGACCAGGCTACCGCGGCCTGTGCGCCTTACGAGATCCCGGCGGTCGTGTGCCGTGGCGATAAGCGCGAGTTCCTGGTCATCCAGCGCCTTGATGACTGGCTGGCTCTGGTTAAGCCGCAGCTGCCCGAAAGATGAAATGCCCGAAGTGCAGCCGGCCGTCTGAGGTCGTCAAGGTCTACCAGTTCGCAACGGAGGCTCGACGGCGCAGAGAATGCACGGCCTGCGGGTTTCGCTTTTCCACAACCGAGCGGGTATGGCGCCGGGTCTATGCAGACGAGAAGAGGCCGAAGCCTGAGAGACAACCGAGGCGGGTCGAGGCCGAGAGGCCGAGGCGCACCTATTCCAACTTCGACATCGTGGCGCTGGATGGCTATGACATGGACTACGAAGATGTCACGACATTTGTGCATGTGAGCGACGACTGATGCCTGGTACACCAATCAAGCGCGCCAAGCGTGAGAAGGCCCAAGAGCTGATGAAGACCCAAGACTTCTGGGACCAACTCTGGATTCACTTAGGCGAAGGCAACTCGCTGCGATCCTTTACGGGAGACGGCAGCGTCGTGCCTTACTCGGTGTTGTTCGATCGCATCCAGAAGGACCCGGAATTGAGCGAGCGCTACGAGATGGTCCGTAACGCGAGGGCGCTTGCGAATGCCGAACGCATCGAGCAGTTGGCCGAGAAGGTCGAGGCCGAGCAGATGGACCCGAACGCCGCGAAGGTGGCGATGTCTGCGCGTCAATGGCTGGCCGAGCGGATGGATGCGAAGCGATGGGGCAATAAGATCCAGCAGGACATCAAGGTGACGGACACGACGCAACTGCACCTCGAGGCCGTGCGTAACCTGATGCGCACCGTGAGCACTCAGGAGCCGGAAAAGCTGACGCGCGACACATCGTCGCGGTCGGATGCTGGCGCGCGCGACACATCTGTGGATAACCTGTGAGTAACCTGTGGATAACCTGTGGATAACTTCTGCTCCGGCGATCAGGGCGCCGACGCGCATTCTGTCACATCGCGCAAGTCATTGATTCGCAAGGGATTGCACATCGAAGTGCGTATAATGCCCATTATGTTAAGTCGTCCACCACGCGGTCAGGCTGCGCGCAAGTCATTGATTCCCCTCGAAATCGACCCC